GTTCGCAATTGATTGCATCCCTCAAATTCGTTCCCATATGAATCCACCAGCAGCGGCAAATATGCGTTTTCGATCAGCGAATTTGTAAAAGACCCGTCGCCGTCTTTCGTTATCGTTGGGAAAATCTTCTCGACTTGGGATACCGGGCTCCTGTTGCCGCGGAAAGCGCCATTGTCCACACTGATTACTGGAACCTTAAAATTGATGGTCTGCGCTTTTTGCGCCATTATCGTAAACTTTCCTGCGCTGCCGCCTGTGTAAGTAAAGCCAAAAATGCCTATCGGGATGTGGCTAAAATACACGTCCGCCGCCGCGACAAGCCCGTCCGCGTCTCGCGCCGTAACGACAAACCCATCCGTGATGGCCTCACCGGTCGTGATGCCCCTCACCGCGTCGCCCATCTGCGCAATCTTGTATGTTTCCGCGCCGCCGGTCTTTTCGCGGATAGCAGCGGCAATGTCCTGCACGGAGGCTTCTTCGTAGAGCTTTTTTGCCATCAGTAACTCACCTCCGTACCGTCGGCAATCGTCACGGTCTGTGCCGTGCTGCCGTCGTAGGTGACAGTGGTACTGCCGATTTTGATTGTCAGTGCGTTTGGGTTCTTGAGCGCCGTCGGAATTGTCGGTATATCCTCGGTACGTGCCAATGTACCGCGCCATACAGACCAATCGCGTCCGGAGCATCCTGCGGCTATATACAGCGGTTTTTCCGTCGGACTGGTTGATCCAACCACTGCAAATCCGAGCACCACCGCATCTAAAAATCTTAGCGCGAACGCAAGCGGAAGCACGAATGAGCTATCATCGTTTAAATTTGCAATTGCATACACCGCATACCCTGCCGCATAGGCCGCATACACTTCCGCAGCCGTTTTGTCGGCAGTCGCGCTATTGCCATCTCCTTGCGTCACTGTCACATAAAATGTGCCTTTCACGGCGCCGCCTGTACGCGCCACCTCATTGATAGCCGCCACAAGAGTATCTTTTGCGTCGGTTTGCAGGTCGCCAAGGTCGCCGATTTCGGCGCGCAGACGGTCGAAGCCAGCGTGCTCTGTCGGGGTGTAGACGTAGTCCGACGGCTTAGGACGTGCAAATACGGGAAAAGAGACCTGCACCTTGGTGTAACCGCCGTTAGTATCGGAAACCCAAGCGTATACAATTAGCTTTCCGGGCACTTGCAGTAGTTCATCGGGGATCGCTGCTTTTCCGTTTTTAACCTCGACAGTATACGGAATATCGATTACTTTCTCGGTGCTTGTGAAATGTGCTTGTGAAACTGTATCTTCACCGAACTCGATGATTCTACCGGTATCCCACTGGAACAGTTCTCCACGTCCATCTGCGAGTTCAAGTGTCATGATATCCCCTCCTTATTTGTATTTTCCTACAACGTGGTAGCTAATGCGCGGTTTTAGTATCGTCGCCGTGGTAGGCCGCGCGAGCGCATACGCTGGCGCGCCGGTAAGCAGATTGTCGCTTGCGCTAAATGTGGATATTAACCAAGCGTCCTTGTCCCCGCCGCTGTAGGTCGCCGTGACCGACGGCGTAGCGATAAAAGCAAAAGGATACTGCCGTGCTGCGACGTTGATCGGCAAATCCATCCACGTGCCGTAGTACATACTGCCCCACTCGGACGTGATCGCAATCTGATCGACACCGGATACCGCCCACAGCTCCGCGATGCCGCTGCTCCATTTGCGCCACGTCCAAAAGTCATTTGATCCCTGCTCGGTGATGTAGTCTGCGCCGATATCGGATTTGAATTCCGCCAGTGTCCGGAAGTATACCCACCCAGACTCATCTAGCACAGCAATCTTACCGGGTACGCGGCCAAGGTCGGTTGCTTCTGTCGTTTGCAACCACGTACCCGTGATATACTTGCCGATCAGGTTCCATTTGAATTGCACGGTCTTTTCTTTTTCGGCGATGCCTCCAAAGCATACAGACGGCAATGAGAAGTTGATGTTAAGCGGCACTTCTACGGTCGCAACTATGATTTCCTTGGACGTTTTGCTGCCAAAAGCGTCAGAGACGGCTACTTCCAGCTTCCGCGTGGTATCGGTTCCGATACCTGAAAGGTATAGTGTTTTTGCACCTGCGCTTTGATTGGTAACTGTCTGCTTTGCAACCCCGTCGAGTGATACTGTAAGATTGGCTCGGTTAGCTGCTAATGCCATCGCCAGCGTAAAAGTGATTTTGATGTCCGCTCCGCCCGGGTTTTCTGTCCACACGCTATTGGTATAGCTGCCACGAACATACGCCAGATTATTGATAACCGGGGTGGTATATGCAGCCACAGGTAGATTCGTGCTATATGTTGCAGTACGTTTTCGAGAATCTGTCACGACAACCTTTACGGGGATGTTTCCGCTATCGGGCAAACTGTTTTCCGCGTTAGCGTCAACGACTTTCCCGTTCACGGTCATCACGGTGTCAATGATCTTACTCCCCATCACGCCAGCCGCAGTTATACTCGCTTTTACTCGGCTTTTGTTTTGAACCCAACCATAAGTATTTTTATATCCCGCCACATCCGACAAACTAACGGACACGGTTGGCACTGTATCGGGGGAGACAGTGATTTTCGTCCACACGTCGGTAGACCCAATCAGGGTATCTCCGTTATAAGTCACGCACCTGAAATGTATCTTGCCCGCCTCCGCGCTGGTAAGCACACTCGCGAGTGATTTGGGGGGTGTCCACTTAATCGAGCGCTCTGCGGTTTCGGTTGCGATTGTGCCAAACTGTATGCCGAAATAATAAGTAACCGTATGGGTAAAATCATTACTTGCAGGGTTCAGCGTGATTGTACCTTCTTGCCCCATTACCAGCGGGGCTATAACGGGCGTCGTGGCACGAGGAATTGTGCTTAGAGTCAACGTTTGAGATTTTTCAACTACACCCGCGCTGATTCTCGTATCCATCCACGTGTTTACCGTAATCGTACCGGTGCCATCGTTCCTGTGGGGGACAGTGATTGTGGTATCAACGATTGTCTTAGTTGTGCCTTGGGGGAGAGTATAACTGACACTGTATTGCGTTCCTTGCCCACCGTTGATGTATATATCGTAGTACGCGGTTCGGGAATTATCATTGTGGCTTGCGCCGGTCTGCGTAGATTCCCACAAGATTCTTACCTGAGATGTATTGTTCTGAACATTTTGGCTGATTTGAGATAGTGTTAGGCTTTGATAAACCGCCATCAACTCACCCCCACAAAACTAACAGATTGGTTCGGCTGTACAACGATGCTCATCGGGCCAAGTCTGAATCTCGACAACTCTACCAGCTCGAAACTGTTATTATTCCAGTAGGCCAAAAGCATTCCGTTTGCGTCATAGAAGCCAATTTTATCGTTGTATTCCTTGAGCGTAATTTCCGATACCGAAGAGCCGATTCTTAAAACCGGGTGTCCGTCATCATCCATTCCGATATCAATAAAATCGGAGAGGGTTTGCCCGTTTACAGTAACGCGCTCTGCTGACATTTGGCCGGTGGTAATAGCATTTGCATTGATTTGTCCGTCCATCGTCAACGCTACGCCGCTAATCGTCTTCCCTCCGTCTTTAGAGTATCCAAGCCCGTTGATATTCATCAGCCACAGGCGGGTATTATCTTCGACAGTGGGGGTATCACGTACCATCCAGCCAGTAGGATATCCATTTTCGTCATAGAGGACTTCCCAATATCCGCCTTTTGCACCAATGATGCGCTCGGTCGCGTCCTGCATTGCTTTTGCAAGCCCCGCATACTCGCGTTTAACTTTTTGAATGATGGGATTCTCGACAGTATAGTTTGAGTCCGGTGTGCCGTAACAAATAGTGGTAGCACTCATGCCGCCTTTAACTCGCAACTCCTGCGACATAACCAAAACGGGCAGACCGCCTCCGTCAAGGTCTGTACTGTCGATAACGTGTATAATGTCACCGGCTTCAACGGACGGATCTCCACGCCACTTTACTTCCAGCGGCATCAGAGTCAGACTTTTTATCTCTTCAAGCACTGAGGCGGCAACCGCTTCCGTCATATATGGATTTGTTGCCGAAATGCTAGTTCCCGTCCCGACAGTAATCGGATTATCTTCCGTGCCGGTGACAAGCGCCTGAATTGTGAATCGATCGTCGGCTGTCTTTTTCAAACCATTCTGATATTGAGCCTCAAGCCCTACGGTAATACCCTCTGAGTATTTATGAAAAACCAACTGGCCTGCCGCATCGAATTTCGCATTCGCACCAATTAGCCCTGCCAACCATCCCAATTGCTGACGGATTGTACCTGCGTAAGAATTGGAAATTACCATCTCTGGGAAAGCAACTTCCGGAGCAGTAATGTTTGCCTGTAGACAGATATCGGTCAACATCGCATTCGGAGTGGCCGGGAAATTGATGGTAGGGGCATATTCATCAGTCAGTGTCGCCATGCGGTCATAACCGGTAATCGTTAGACACAGGTTGCCGCTATTCTCTACACCGTCAGAGGGAACGTAAAATACGCCTTTTGGGACGTATACCGTTCCGCCGTCTCCGGGGAGAATGACTCCGACAGAAGGGGCGAAATACGCCCCGTTTAGGGGGAGCGCGGGAGTCTGCTTATAAATCGTCACTTTGCATTGCGAGGAAAAAGACGCCCCGATCGTTACACCGTCCGATGATCCGCACTGTTCAGTAACCACGATTTCCTGAATTTCAGAAGCGGCAAGCTCGCTGACACCGTTAAATGTGATTTTACTAGTAATACTTCTTCCCGGCGATTTACACGCTTCATGGAAGGATTCTGTCACAGTGTACATGGCGCTTCACCTTTCAATAAAATTCATGGATAGACTGTTCCACAGATAGACCCCGTTGATGAGACTATACATAGGAGCAGTCCGGTCGCCCACATAAGCAGTCATGCTTCGAGTTTCTCCGGTCAGCGCATCGGGATATGAAACCGTGAAAAAGGTATCCGTGACGGCGTTCAGCAAAGTAGACATATCCGCCGCGGTCATTGGAGGCCACGAGAGAGTTAGTTTCCTCTTTATTGCAACCCGATCCCGAAATAGGTCGCCATTCTGATTTCGACCCGTCCCGTCAGCGTCAACATCTTGAATGCTCCATGACAACTGCGCGGGGTCAGGCAGAGGGACAGAAGTCCCGTCTGCCTTTGTGATTGTAAGAATTGCCATAATTTCTCCTTACGCCAACAGTGGGCTAAATCCGGTTGCGCGGATGGCGGCATTGTTTTCGTCAACTATCTGCCTAAACAATTCTTTACCGTTCATCTGCACAATTACAGTGATCGGGCGACCGTTGCCCGAATTCGTTTCACCGCTTGCCCTCTGCACTGCCTCGTACACACCTTGCGATACAGATTCGACAATCTGATCGTTGTTTGCTACAGCCGTCTTTCCTCCAATGCGTCCAACCATCTCAGCCCCTGCTTCACGCGCGATAAAGAGCTGTCCTTCATCCACAAAACCGCCATTAGCCAATCTCGGGATACTGACATAAGAGATGGTACTAATACCTCCACCAACGATACTCAGCACTGAATTGATTTTCCCGATGAAGTTATTCAGCGTCCGGATAACACCGTTTAGCATTCGTTCCAGCAAACTAATCGCGCCATTTACCAACGCTCTAAAGGCTGAATTGATAGCGTCAACCACATTCGACTGGAACCACCCGCCGACTCCCGCGAATACGCCAGCGATTCTGTCCCAAAGTGAAACGAAAAATCCGCCGACCGATGAACACATCGACCCGAATGCTGTTTGCACTGGGGTGATAATTTTGTTTTTAAACCAATCCGTCACAACGCCCCACTCAGCTTTAACCTTCGTCCATGAGGTCGTAAAAGAAGCAGCGATTTTAGTTCCGAGCGTTGAGAAGAAAGTATCGACCGGAGTGATTACTTTGGTGTTAAACCAATTGCCTACGGTTGACCACAGGGCGCAAATGGAATTCCAAGCATTCGTGAAGAACCGAGCGATGTCCGTACAAAGATTGCTGAAAAAGGTAGCAACACCGTTGACAATGTTGGGAATCAGAGTTCCAAGAAGAGTGCCACCCAGATTTGTGACTCCCTCGATGACACCGGAAACCCAACCCGTGAATCCATTTACGAGTCCATCAATCACACCTGAAAAGATTTTGGAAATACCGGAACCGAAAGTGGCAAAGGATTTCTTAACCAACTCCAAATCACCAGTAAATACACCCTTCAAGAATTGTGCGAATCCCGTGAATATTTCAACGACACCTGTCATCGCAGTAACTACGCCGCCCAGCACACCAACCAGACCGTTAAATAGCCCGATCAAAGAACTTCCGACAACTGTGATTACTACCTCACCGATGAAGTCCATGAGGCTACCGATGGTAGATTTCAGACCATTCCAAAATCCGTTAACCCAACCGAGTTTTTCACCTAACTGGTTCAGTTTGTCGTTGAGCGCCTGTAAGCGCTCTCCCACTTTCAGCTTTCCGAAGGTGTTTGCCACTGCCGATTTAATGTCGTTCCATCTCTCGATAAGAACCTTGAGAGTAGCAATGACTACTACCAAAATTGCAACAGCAGGAGCAGCGACCTTGGCAACCATCCCGAGTACAGATAGAAATCCTTTTACCCCGCCGCCTGCCGCGTTAAATTGCAGGGCAACTCCCGCGACACAACTTGCGAGTTTTGAAAGGATCGCTTGACCTGCGCCCGAACTAGCAAACGTGGCAAACCCCGCTTGCAACGTAGCAACTGCGGCAGTAACCCTTTTCCCGATTTTCCAACCCGCGAATGCCGCCCCGATTGCCAGAGCGATCACCAAAAGTGGTTTTAGTTTATCTTTGATCTCATCAACACGGTTTTCTACCGCATCACCGAGAAAATCATAAGTGGGTAGATCAAAGTCAAATCCGCCCCCGCCAGCACCGCCAGCACCACCGCCCGATCCGGCATTGCTGTTCGAGGGAAGTACATTCAACTCGTCAAATCCGGCGATGTATTTTTTCAGCTCTTTAGCCGACCCGGCAGCGCTGCCGAGATTATCTGCCACCGCTCCCGTGCCGGATGCGAGTTTCCCAACGCTTGAATAGTCAACATCGGTCAAAGTAAAACCGAGAAGATTTGCGATAGCGTTTGCAATCTCTCGAATAGCTTTAACTACGGCAATCGCATAAGGAAGGATGGCGTTTAGAGCCGGAATGAAGATATCGCCGATTGCCCGAGATGCCTGTGTAAGCTGTGCCTGCAAGATACGAAGCTGGTTCGCGGGAGCTTGCAGTGTTCTCGCCATATCACCTTGAGCGGTCGTCACCTGAGTCATGACGGCGTAGTATCTCAGCTCGGCCTTTTCTGCCTGCGTCATGTTTGCAACGCTTTCCTTGATGCCAAGGTTCAAAGCGGTCTGTTCCAATCGTGCCTGCGACAAATCGTAGCCCAAGCGCCGCAGAGGTTCCAGCTCACCGGAAATACCAGACTGTAACTTCTGCATAGCGTCTTCAATGGGAATGTTGAAGAAAGAAGAAAGGTCATAACCCAACTGCGTCAGGTTTCGGCTCATGAGCTGCGCTCGTTCTGCTGTGTCACCGAAGCCGGTCAGCAGTGTGTTGAAAACGCCCTGATTGCGAAGCCACTGCGCTGGGTCAATACCCAAAACCTCGGACACCTTTTCAGCATAGTTCTGAGCTTCGGCTGCATACTGCCCCAAGGCGACCGTGAACAGGTTCAAATCTTCTTGATACTTGTTGGACTCCGTGACCGCCTGTGCAATGAAATGACCGATTTTACGGAAAGCGACTGCGACAGCAGCAACGTTCAACGCTTGCAATCCGTTCGTGAACTTCCCGGTAGTGGGGGTCGCTTTACTAACCGAAGCGTTGTATTTCTCCGTGCTGGTAATCAGCTTTTGGATTTTGGACGGGAACGCCGAGAAGCCGTTGGACACCTTCTGCATTTCATCGGCAAAAGGCTTCATGGCGGCGGCAAGAGCGGTCATCTGCTGCGTGAACTTGTCAATGTCCGCCGCTTCCAAGTCTTCAATCACTTTCGGCAATTTCGAAAGTTGAGTCGTGAAAGAGGTTAGATTGGCCTTTCCCATATTGGAGAGGGGGAGCAAACCATTAACGAGGGTTGTCACTTTGTCCCCGTCTGTCCATTTCAGGCCAGCGATGGCAGTGTTGATTGCCGTTAGCTGGTTAGCGATGGAGGAAGAAATCTTCACATTTCCAACTCGGCTCAGAGCGGTCAGCGCATTGGCAAGCCGGGTGATCTTCTGCGAAGCGTCACCGCTGTTCAAGCCTTTCAGAGAATTGGAAAGCTCCCGAATACCCTGAGCGGTCTTGCTCAGACCCGTTGCGCCGCCGTTGGTAGCGGTTTTCAAACGATTGAGCGTGTTAATCAGGTTTTGAAGCCCTGCGACCGCCTGCGTACTGTCATTGACGATCTGAAACTCCAACCCCTGAATCTCCACATTGTCAGCCATTCATGTCACCGCCTTTCGCTTGAAACTTTTTATTGATCGACACCATAAAGGCTTCCATGTAGGCTTTCGCCTTTTCGTCATGTTCCTCTTGGATAGTTTTTCGTTTCTTGGTATTCGACTGCCCGAACAGTTCATACGGACTATCACGATATGGAACGGGTTTCGTTCCTTTTTTCGCAAGAGAATGAAAAACCGGAGACGCATCAATAAGAGCCTCATAAACATATGCACCTTGAAGCCATGCCTCTTGATTTTGCAAATCTTGCTTAATTCGTGCCGCCTTTCGGTAATATTTCACCAAATCACAGTCCTGCTCCCAAAATTGTTCATAGGACATACCAATGGCGAGGTAATACGGAAAGACTTCGTAGAATTTTCCTGTGTAAGCAAAAAGGGCGGCTGGGCGTTGATCGCCGCCGCCCCCCTCGTTATCGGAAAGGCGGTCGCTTACCAACCGGCTTTCCAGCTCAGGTTTCCCTCGTTATCCTCCTGCTGCTCCGGCTCGTCCAGAAGACTCAGCAGAGGTTCGTTATACATCTCCACCAGAGCGGAGATCAGCTCGTCCTTATGAGTCAGGCGAGCATAAATGTTGTCGATCACATCACGCTTCACAAAGCGATGGTGAGCGAGAAACGCACCGGCAAACAGTGCCGGGAGCATAGTCATCGGTTTGCGTTCCACTTCTTCGGCAACAAAACCGCTTTTCTCCATCATCTCGACGGACTTGCGGGTATATTCCAGCGTGTAGGTGACGCCGGTAGTAGGGTCATTGATGGTCAACTGCTTTGCCATGACGAATCCTCCTTATCAATATGGCGATTAGTGGCGTCTCAAGTCGCCGAAAAAGCGATGGGGGTAGACGGGGCAATGGTGATGTTCATGTCCACCACTTCATTCACGCCGCCGCCCACGGGGTACACGGACAGCTCACCGTCAAAGGAAAACTTGCCGTTAGAGCCGTCGGGAGTGACCACACCGGCGCTCTCCGTGCCGCCAAACCAAACTGCATAACTGGCTTTCTTGCCTTCGAGAGCCTTGAGAGCCTGAAAATCAGACGGCGTGTAGTTCGCGGTGAAGGACAGGCCGTCAAGAGACTGGATACCGGCGATGTAGGTCTGCATATCATCACTCAGAGTGGTGGTTTCCAGCATTTCAGGCTCACCGCCGAGGTCGGGAAACTCCTTGATGTCGATCAGCTTGCTCCAAGTATCGCCGGTGTCACCTTTCTTCATCAGAAAGGTTTTATAGGTCGAAATAGCCATTTTCATTTACCTCCTGTAAAGAGTAGTTCCATCTGTTTCGGCTTTGTACCGAGCCACCAGACGGTAGATTGTTGCGTTCTCCAAATTGGGAACGGGGGACAGAGAAATACGCCTGAAATTCTTGGCGTACATGAGGTCGTCCACAAACCTCATGATCTTTCGGCAAACAGATTTCTTACTGCCTGCCTTATCGGAGTAGACATTCACCTCGTACATCAGCGTAGCGAACCTCTCCGTATCGCCGCTGTCCATGTGAGCTTCCGTGGTGTAGTTATCCTGCTCTACCAAGCTCACATAGGGGAAACGGGTAGGAGCATTGACATACTCGCCGCTGACCAAGATACCGGGAAACTGCGCTCTCAGGGCTTCCACAATCGGAGTGTAGATTTGACTCTCCACATCAATCATGAAAATACCTCCTTCGCAATTTCCGTGAGCCGGTCTTGCAGCTCCTTTACCGTTTCGTACATCGGCATATTGGCGGGGTTGCCGTGGGTGATGACCACGAACCCGCCGTTCTTCTTTTCTTTCAGTACACCGTTCGTGCCGGGGTCGCCGTAATAACCCCAAGAGTGTTGCTTGCCGTGACCCTGACCGTATTCACCACGTTTCATGCCGAGTTCTTCTGCTTCCGGGTGATTGTCCGGGTAGGTCACGCCTGTACCGAACTCGATAAACAAGGTAGCCCCGCCTGTCGCCACCACCGCTCGAACATTGTTCCCACGGGGTTCCACCGTCACAGAAACATCATTCGTGCCGTCATAAACGGCCTGCGAGAACTTGGCGGAAGCAACCTCCATACCCTCTTGTGCTACCCGGTCGAGGAATACCGTAGTACGCTCTTGTAGCCAATTTCTCCAGCCCTCGACCTCCCGCAACAGGCGGTCGATCTCTCTGCCAGAGAGCGTGATCGAAACCTTTTTCACGATACCGTCACCTTACTGACCGCATAGGAAATGGAATTGAGGGACTTGGCGACCCGCCGAACCATGTAATCGTAGAGCGGCTTCCCGTCCTTGTCATACTGAGGCTTCTTGTCGATGAACAGCACGGTATTCTCGTCAATGGGACAGTTCAGGTCATCGGTAACGATCACCTTGTCATACCCGGCGAAATTACCGAACTGCTCCACCTGAGCGGAGCCGGTCGCCGCCGAGATATTAGCGCTCATCGCCACAGCAGGCTTGTAGAACACGATTTCCTCACCAGTCTCGTTACCATACTCGTCCCTGGCAGAAACCTTACGGTCGTACAGCAGATACCAGAAGAGCGATTTGTTGCGGTTCAGCGTCTTCATGCTCAACCTCCCATTACGGAAGCAAAGGGAACGATGTCCCTCAGCAGCGTAGGCGGCACATCCCCGTCTTCGTAGGAACGGGAGATGCCATTCTCGCTGTGAGCGGTCTGACCTTCGGCACCCCGTTTGTTCAGCAGATACACAGCAATCTCCACCTGTACAAAACCGTACCGGTAGGGGACAAGCCGCGCATCCGGATCATACGGATATGCCTTGCGGCATACCTTGTCACCAGCAATCGAGAGATAGGTGGAAAGAATGCCCTCGTCTGTCTCGCCAGTCATGGCTTTCACCATTTTCAACTTCTCAGCGTCCGTCACACTTTCCACCTCCCGTCACACTACCGGTTCCTCAGTTTTCTTACGAGACTTCTTGATAACCGGAATAGGATTGCTCTCAGACAGATTGAACTTGGTGATGATTTCCTCACGAGTGAGGGCTACGGGGTTGTCGAGGGTATCAACAACCACCGTACCCATCACAACAGAGGTACTTTCCAGTTCACGCTGAGTAATCACCTTGTCCTTTGCGGTAAAACCTACATTACGGAAGTGATCTCCCTCCCGTACATACACTTTCCCGTCAGAAACATAGAACATGGTGAACCTCCTTATCCGTTGGTGATGATCTTCGCCAGCGCAATCGTCTTGGGGTCAGCCACGATAGACCAGTTGTCGGAAGCCGCAAGCTGAGCGTCCGTGGGAGAAGCGGTGTAGCCGGAACTGGGCTTGGTAAAGCTGAAACCGTTGGGGTGCATGGTTTCGCGGATACGAGTCACCAGAGCGTCATAGCCGCCGCCTTTGAGAGCGTCACGGGTCAGCTCGGAAGGAACCTTCACCGGAGCAGGAGCATACTGGATAGCACCCAGACCCAGAACGTAGGTGGTATAGGTTGCTGCCTTGGAAGTATCCGCTGCGGTGGTGGGACAGCCATCGTCCACGATCACGGTCATGCCGTTCACCGTGCCGATACGCAGGGGACGCTCCACGCCGTTTGCGTCCGTGTACTTGAGGAAGTCCAGCAGTTTCAGGCCAGCCATGTTAGTGGCGACCTTGCTGTGCATAAACACAAGCTGGAAAGCGTCCTGATTGTCGCCCACGGCCTTCTGGATAGCGTCACCGATGGTGGTAGCACCCATCTTGTTGGCGTCAGCAACGGTGGTAGAAGCGGAAGACAGGTCGGTGATGTGGTTCGCCCAACCAGCAAACTCACCGCTGCCAGTCACGCCAAAGACCGCGTTGAGGATTTTCAGCATGATGGACTGGCGCTGCTTCTGCCAATACTTAGACACCTGAGCTACGATCTGCTGCATGGGGTCTGCACCGCTGTTGTAGTCAACGATGAAGTCCTTCTCCTTCCAGCCATGCGCACGACCGAACACGATGCCGTTCTGAGCGCCGCCAGCGGGGTCGGTCAGGGTGATGTCGGTTGCGCCATCGTAGTTCTCAGGAGTGCCGCCGATGATCTTGTAGAAGGGCAGGGTGTAGAAGTCAGAGCCGTTGGCGATCAGCCGCGCCAGTTCTGCATTCGGGGCGACAGCGCCACTCTCAAACATAGCGGTCAGGGTGGGGTCTTTTGCGTTTGCCCAGTTGTAGTTAAACAGCTCAGGGTCAAACGGGAAGCCGAGATAAGAAGCCATAGTGTTATACCTCCATAATTACTTCAAAATTGTCTGCCAGTCAGAATGTTCCGCGATGAACTCCAACTGGGCTTTCGTGTCGAGTTTCAGAAAATCAGCCTTGGTCATCTCGCCGCCCTTACCACCGGCAGGAGGCTTGGGGGTGTCTTTCAGAACCTTGGCTTTTACATCTTTCTCATACTGTTCCAGAAACTTTTTCTGTGCGGCAAAGACCTTATCCATTTCACCATTTGCCATAGCGATAGCGGCTTCGGTTGCCAGCGGCTCAGGATAACCCTGTGCGGCGAAACTCGCCTTGTAACTGGAAACGGTCTTCTCCTTTTCCAACCCCGCCAGCTTGTTCTTCATTTCCTCGAACATCTGCTCATTTTCCAGCTCCTTGCGTTCTTCCTCAGAAAGCAACTCGTTGTGCTTCTTCTTCCAAGACGCAAGCTCGGAAGCAGTCTTGTCAAAGACATCTTTCTTCACATAGCCGGTATAATCAGGGTCGGGAAAGTCATAGTTTGCGAGGGCTTCCGCTTTCTGCTCTGCGGTCATATTCGCAAAGCCCTCAATGGTGGAAACATCAATCTTTGCCATACAATCGTACCTTTCTGCGCTTTTTAGAGTGCATCTCCGCACTATACCTTTGTGTTTACGGTTCTCTCCGTTTTGTGATTTAAGGCTTCTCTGCCTATTCAACGCCTTACGGCGATTAAACCAAAAGAAAAAGGGCTACCAATACCTTTTCGGTATCAGTAGCCCGTAATGGCTGTCCCTATCGCCTATGCGATAGGCTGTTCATATTTCTTTTTGCTGCTGACCGCCCACACAACCACTTTCTCGTTCCGCTGTGCAATCTCAACGGTCTTTCCCGTAGTCAAGATTTCTTCAATCTTTCTGACCGCCGCCGGGGTCAGGCGGATTTCCTTCTCCATCGGGATTAACCTCCTTCTGCTTGGTTGCGAGTTCAGCGGCCTTTTTCTCCTGTTCCTCAGCGTAATCCATGCTCATACGGTAAGCGAGCTGCGGGTCGCTGAACATACCCGAATGTGTAAAGGCCAGAACAGGAGCAATCTTCGGATTGGCAAGCATAGTAGTCAATACTGTTGCTTTCTGAGCGATATTCTCATAATTGCGGCGAGTAAAGCGAACCTCTACGTTCGACAGCTTCAATTCCAGATCACTCAAATCGGAACAGATGTGCAGAACCAGCTTCAAGAACTCTTTTTCGGATAGCTTGAACATCAACTCGGAGTCTTTTGCTCTGGCTTCCGCCGCCGACCAACCATCACGCATGATAACCGCAGAACCCGTGTCGCTGGTGGAAGTACCACCATTGCGGTTCGGCATACCGCAGATCGTCAGTACCGTGTTATAGAGGTGATCGACCAGCGTTTGTGTCTGACTCTGGTTCAGCTCGGAGGTCAGATACTTGATCTCCGCTTTATACTGCGGGTCAATGTCCTTGAACTTAATCGCACCCTCGTCCCGCAGCTTGGAGAAATCATCGCCGGAAATATCAACATTGTGAAACAGCATAAGCGCTTGAACGAACTGTTCTACACCGTCAAGACGGTTGCTGTCTACCGTATTGATAGCGTCCAGTAAGGGAAGTACGATCTCGAAAGCACCCAACCGGGCGTTGTTCGCCGGGTATTCGATAATGGGAATACCGAGCGACTGGGCTTCTTCCCGGACGATCATACTCTGATTTTCAATCTCGAAATAGCGGTCTTTCGTATAAATGCTGTAAATCACCGCACCGTCCGACCGCTGAATGTACTTCACACCCATTACGGGCGGTTCACCGATGGAATTAGCATACACTACGAAAGCAAACCGAGGGTCGAGAGTGTAAATCTCGAAGGGAGCTTCATCGCTTTCCTTCTCAAACACGCTGTCAGGAAGCACCATGCGGTATGCCGTGCCACAAATGTGAAACCAATCTGCCAGTTCCTTATCCTTTGCGGCCTTATCCTCGGAAAGGCAGTAGCCGTTCAAAGTAGTGATTTTATCGGCAACTGACTTGTTGTCACTTCGGCTGACGTACTGAATGGGTTCACCCATCAGGTAGCCAACTTTGAAGGACACGATCTCATTGGCACGGTTCTCGACCACCGTATTTTTAATTTCCGGGCGAACTTCCTTCTTGCGGTTCAGCACCGGCTGTCTACCCTTGTAGTAAGCGTAGAGGTACTCCATATCCGCCTTGTTCGACCAATGCGTGATAAGCGCCTTTCTCAACACTTCCAGAACATTATCCCGTGTGATCTCCGTCACATCCGTAAAGATTTTCTTACGACCGAAATGACCCAAGGCAGAATACCTCCCCTCTACCCATTTCTCTCTTATCATTGTATCAAACTCTCCAATGCTTGTCAATAGTAAACTTTTAATTATACCATTCGCCACAACGAAAGTAAAGGACTCAAATAGGCCGTTTGAAAACCTCCACCTTGCCCCCGGACAGCATACGGATTTCGTTCTCCAACAGGGAGAGGGAATCGGGAGCGTCATCGTGCGGAACCTTCCCGGAGCGGGTGTATGTGGTCACTTCCTTCATGAAGTTCCAATACTGACTGCCCCGCTTGTAGGTAGAAGGGTGCTTGAAGTAGAAGTTCTTCTTGATGTTGTCGGAAGCGAACTCAATACGGGTCTGCTTGTTGGAAATCGTACGCTTCGTGCGGATGCCCACGGAATACCCACGCTCACGAATGATCTGGTCAACATCTCTGGCATAATATTGACCGGCGTTGTTGGACTCAAAAACAGCAGAAGCAACTTTATTTTCAATCAGGCACTTGGCGCATTCCGGCTTCGTCACCTCAGCGGGGGAGTCATCAAAGACCACATCAACGATATACACATCGCTGCCGTAAATCTTCGCCACCGGCATGGAGGTAGAGTCTGAGCCGCTTTCCGCCGTATCGCCAACGGCGATGATGGTGTCCGGGTCACGGTCTTTCGGCAGCTCGAAGAAATAGTTCAGCTCTTCCTTGTTGAACAGCAGACCCTTCGCTTCAAAAGGCTGTTGCTGGAACTCGCTTTCAAACTGCTCTGCGCTCAGAAGCTCCCGCTGCTCCCGAAAATAGGCGGTGGTAAAGACCTTCTTGCCCTCCCGCTCGTATTCATAATTGCTCTCGTCCGTCACGAGATCGAGGGCGGGTATCTCAATCGCTCTCCAAGCCCAGCCCTCCCGCTGTGCGTGTTCCTGCACACGACCGATGGGGTCATACAGGGAATAGCGAGTGCCGGTGAAAACCATCGGCGTACCTTCAATGGCACGACCCATAATATCGCCGGAGATCACTTCCCACTTGTCATCAAGCCGCTGGCGGTTCTTCGCTTCCTCACGACCTTCCACACAGTCATCAAGGTAGAGGACATTGGTGGCTTCGGACAAGCCCACCTGTCGAGCGTCAATGGAACGACACATGATGGTGGGGAAACGGGACTTGCTTTTCAGGTTCGCCGTCTTCGTGTCGGCATTGGTCTGTACCAGCCGTGCGTCCGGGAATACATCGTAGAACAGGTACTCGTTTGGAACCGTCAGATATTCTAGACAACCGTTGTAGAAGCTCTTTACAAGGTCATCGCCTGTCCCTTCCATTAGGGTCGAGCGGTCAGGGAACTTGCCGGAGAGCATATTCACAAAATTGATACCCGTTTGTGACTTGCCCGCTCGTTTCGGCATGGAGATCGTCAAAAGGCGCAGCTTCCCGTCCAGAACATCTTGAAACCCTTGTACCATCGGTCTGAGATAGTGTTTACGAGGAGCATAGAACCGCTTTTCCGGCTTGCGGTCGAGTTCGATGTAGGTCATGAAGGAGTCAAAATCATGGGGCGCTTCAAAGAGAAGACACCGCCGCCACTGTTCATAGAACTTCGCTCCGCCGCCATGGACTACCTGATCTGCGGAGAGTGCCAGCAGCTCCTTGTTCATCTTATGCGCCGCCGAGAAATCCTCGGTTTCCCACTCCCGGCACAGAGAAAAGAGGTCGCTGTACGCTCCGTTATCTCCCGGTCGGCGGTCGATCACAGCTCGGATAGAGCCGGAGAGTTTTTCATAATTCATGTGCATTTCCTTTCCAACAAAAAAAACGAGCTACCCGTGCATTTCTACACAGATAGCCCGTCATGGCTGTTACTCCTGCCCTTGCAGAAGCCGATTATAAAATTTTGGGAATGATAAACGCCAACACCAAAAGGATGAATATCACTTCAATCACAAAACCAATAAACTTGAAAAAATATTTCATTGGGCTATCATCTCACAATCTGACCACGATCCCGCGCTAAGACATTCCCCAATAAAGGTAATCGTGTCTCCGACTTTTACGGTTTTGAGATTATCTTCTTGATCTTTCTCGAACTCAGCATAGAAAACAACAATAGTGTTATCAACTTTAGTTTCAAGAGTCAGGGTTGCTCCACCAGTAAGATTAAATAGGCCGTCGTTCGTCATCCCATCGATCTTAGCCGTGATTTGATAACGATTATGCTTATACATATCATCTGCCACCAGCTCGTTATCTTTATAGGCTCTATAAATCTCATCGAAGGTGGCCGTACCCACTTCGTTCGTTAGAGGCTCTGGTGTAGGAGTAACTTCGATCTTGGAATCTCCATTTTCCGTTAAGCTATCGTCTTGCCCGAAGATGGCGATTATCGAACTAATTGCGATAATAATTACGACAATCCAAAGCCAACGTCTTTTCTTCTTTGTCTTCATATTCACCCCGCCTTTCTCACCCGGTCATACCATGTGGAGCGACTGATACCAAGCTCCCGGCAGCAGTCCGCTACGGTAATAAGACCGTCTTTTTGTTTTTGAGCGAGTTTTTCAAACTGCTCGTCATCAATCTCGGAAGCGGGTCTACCGAACCCTCTGCCGGTCTTCACCGACACCCGCTTGCCATCGACAACCGGCATAGCGGCGATACCCTCAGCCTGCCGCTGCTTGGTCTTCTTACGCTCCTGTTCGGCAACAGCGCCAAGGACTTCGATCAGGATGTTATTGACCATTTCCAGCACCCATGTTTGGTCTTTGAAGTCAATCAGTGTGGTCGGAATGTCGAGGATACGGACGATCACACCCTTCTGCTTGAACCATTCCAGTTCTCGCTTCATTTCGTCCTTGTTGCGCCCAAAGCGGTCGAACTCCTTAACGATGACTTCATCACCTTCCTGCACAATGGCTTTCAGAGCATTGTACTGAGGACGGTCAAAACTGCTTCCCGTGATCTTGTCGCAGTACACATTCTCGTCAGGAATATCGAACTTCTCACGAGCGACCTTGAGCTGCCGAGCAAGGTTCTGTTCCTTGCTGGACACACGACCAAGGAAGTATTTCATGGTTCACTCCACCTCGTATCCACCGTCCGGCAGACGGGTATTGGCAGGAACAACGATGACCTTGTAATCCATCGCTCTGAGCATGGTGGTCAGCAGGGACACGGGAATGTCCTTGACATTTTTGTTGTTCAAGCGTTCCCAAATGGTAGCGTTAGAGACATTGAGTCTTTTTGCGAGTTCTGCGTTGGAAAGAGACTTGGAAGCCATGATCTCTTTCAGGATTTCTCGACCTCTCATGTTTATCACCTCGGCTTTATTATACATATCAAGTGTTTTATTGTCAAGCGTTTTCTTGAAATTGACCTTTTTATTTTTTGCGGGTATTTTTCAGCTCACCCCGCTCTCGCTGCCGCTGGCATATCCCCCGCCCCCGTCACCCATTCACGCCGCCCCGATCAGGCCGGAAAAGCGCAAAAAATAACCGCCCCGGAATAGCACCGGGGCGGCATTCACTTATTCAATTTCAATATTTCAATTAGAATTTGCACCGGCAGCAAAAGCAACAAAAGAATTAAATACACGCCCTTTCAATTTGCCTTATATATCCATTGTCCAACCCGGACAACATCGCATTTATAGCCCCAAAAATTCCGGCGCATTCCCGCAATACTCCCGGATACATGGATACAAGGACAATTTACAACATACTTATTTCCGCCCGCATTTATCCACGCTTTTAACGACTTGTAATAATGCCCCGTTGTTTTCATTGTATAACCCACCTTTCAACCAACGCACACCCAAACAAAAGCGGGATTATATTTCCGGCCTTTATATGGCTTTACCGTGATATTACAAAAGCAATTTGCAACCCCTTGCACCCATGTAAGACGCCGTATAAACGCTTGCACCGTATCAGGGGATACAAGATAGCAGCTTGCGCCGTCGTGCTTTTTCCTTGCGTATACCATACTTTATACCCCCCCGTTAAAATACCGTATCGACAACGGTTAGAATTGTTACCCACAAATCAATATATTGTGTGCTGTATCCGGTATAATCGCCCTTGTCAAATTCTGTTTTGCCCGTGATAACATAGCCAACTTGTTTTGCACCCCCGTCTGACAGATCGACGAACATAGCCGACTTGTTTTTAACTGCATTTTGGGAAATGCTGATATAATGTTTTTCTTTCACTTGTTCCCGGTAAATTTTGAGCGCATTTTCCACGCTATCCGCATTTATACGCATATCCGAAACAATGTCGCCGTCAATGTACCACTTTTTATTGTTGTATTCTTTCATTGTTGCCGTTGTTTTAAAAATATAATTCATAATTAAACCCCCATTCTGATACATTCGTCAAATGGAATTTTGTACCCATGCACCCGAAAAAATGCGCTATCTTTTCCGTTCACAGGGTAGTAGATTTTACAACGGTGAAAACGCTTTGCATTTTTCCCATTGCACCAATCACCACCCCAACAACCGGATACGCAATAAACAAAATCGTTTACACCGTATTCAATACCTTTGATTTCAAGTCCGCCTAAACCGCTATAATAGGCGATGCTTTCCCGACTTTCGCAATATTCCCGTTTATTCATGACTACAAACCCCCCTTATAAAATCCCTTGCAAGAATTTTTAAATCTTCCCGCTGCTGATTATAGGACAGGCTATAATCATAGCGAATTTTTTCGGCCTGTGTTTCGTACCATTCCCGCAATTTATAGGACGGGCGAATATTTCCGAACGGGGCATATCCTGTTACAATGGCAACCCCGCCGCCCATGTCGTAAATATCCGCGCCCCATCCTTCCCGGCGTACCGTATACGCAACCGGGCTTTCATAGCTTAAAAGGGTCTGCAATCCGCAATAGGGAACGCAAATAATTTTATTGAAATTCGCCCGGATTTCTTTTTGCGTTGTCTTAAATTTCATTTGGTACACCTCTTTCAATAATTCATGTTATTAGCAGCGCGCCGCGCATACATAGCTTTCAAACTTTCTGCGGGGGACATATCCGCGGCCATACTATAATGGGGGAATTTTTCCACCGGTTGCATATTCCACCACGATTTCCCGCCGCCACTCATATTATAGAACGACAGAAAACTATTTACATGGCGCATTGTAGTAGCAGAATAACCGCCCCACATACGAACGAACTGCCCCGCCGCCGTGATACGGCAAACAAAAGTATTATAGGACTGTAAAACTTTTTCGCCGTTTTCCATTTCAATGATTTTCGCCTTTCCGTAAAAACTTTTTGCCCGATCAGAACCGCAAACGGGTAAATCAAAAATCTTTTTCATAATGTAAACCCCTTTCAAACTCAAATTTGATTATCAAGTGTTTTATTGATGATTTGAGTATATCA